TATCCATAGTATATATAATAATGGAAACCAACTTTTCAGACATTTTGGATTATGAGTGTATCGTAAAGAAACAACTCGGTTTTAACTTTCAATCATTTATTGTTCTTTACAATGATGTAGGGCATTGTAATCATGACCAGTTAAGGCGACATATTGAGAGAATTGTTAACGATAAGACACGAATGAAAAACCAATTGGCTGGCAAATATGATGAGGAATTATGTTTCTTTAATAATTGTAATAACATGAACAAGTATGTAAAGGCTATTAAATCAGTAATGGAAAAATGTGATTTGAAACTGTATTGGCAATACCTTTGTAAAAGATTTAATGAAACAATTACGGAACTTACTTTGAAACATGAAGGGTTAAAAAGTGAAGCAACTAACAAAAATAAGCAACATATGAAGGAGCATGCTTGTGAAAAAATAGCTTGTGAATGTGGCGCAACTGTTTCCAGGGCTGTTATTGCCAGACACAAAGCTACTAAAAAACACCTTGATAATATGCCCTGTAAGGAATGTATATAATAATTTATTTTATTTTAGTAGGGAAAGGTAGAGGTAGAAGGCACCCATAAAAGTGGGAAAAGAGCCAAGAGTCGTATAAAATTTCCAAAAAGTGACAAACATGTTTGTCACTTTTTGTATAAATGCAAAAGAAATGTTTGAAAAACACAATTTTACGGGAGCCTTCTACTTCTACTATATTATATTTAAAAGGAAACATTAAGGAGTTTTTAATTTGATTAGTTTTTAATTTGATTATTTTTTAATTTAATGATTTAGGCGTTTTTAATTTAAATATAATATATCTATATTATATATAAATGGACGCCCAAACTAGCGCAATGTTTTTACAACTGATGGCTCAAAACCAACAATTAATGACACAATTAATGTCACAGCAGAATGGTAATAATAAACCAGCTGAAATTAAAAAAACTCATAAATTACTAGATGAATTGAATCCAATTACTTTTACAGAATTGTATGATGACTTTGATTTTTTACCATTAAGTAACTTAAATGGATTTTCATTACCTGACTTTTATGCTCACAATATTATTAACAATTTGAATAAATATGATATTATGGAGCGACCAATACAACTGATTGATAAACGACGTAAAAAGATTAGCTACAAAAATGAAGACACATGGAAATCAGATGATGAATGGTTTATGCCTATGTATAAATTAATTTTCAAATACTATTGTGGCAAATTTGCTTCAGAAAAGAAACAGTCAAATAAATTTAAATACAATCATGAAGCAGATGATAATATAGATGATAAGGATATTGATGAGGTTCAAAGTTTAATTGGAAAGTTTTATGATGTGACCAAGTATCCATTTGCCAGTTTAAAAGAAAAAACTATTGCCAAGGTGATAAGTAAATTGGAGGAGCTTAATTAAACATGGCTTAGCTACTTCATGAAATCATTTTTTAAATCGTTTTTGTTTTCTTCGCCCTACATTTCTTCAAGGGTGGATATTTCAGTTTCCAAAATTCGTCCCATTTCACAGTCTCCCAATCAGCCTGCCAAGACTGAAAACTTGTATTAGACATTTGATTATCAATACTCATACATGATGGTTGTATAAGCTTTACATTGTATGTAGTATTAAGTTCGGTTATTTTATTTAATATTAGTGCCTTCATATCAGCCTCAGATGTGGGGCTATTATAGAAAAAAATAAATTCATCATTGAGACTTACTAGCGATGTAGGGGTGTCTGAACCAAATAAATTATTATAAAATTCATCAAGGATTTCTTGCGCAATTTCTGTAGGTGTTTTTGGCTTTTCTTTTTTCGGTTTCGGTTTCGGTTTCGGTTTCGGTTTCGGTTTCGGTTTTGTTTCTGTTATTTTGTTAGTTGGTTCTAATTCTAAGACAGAAATATAATGTTCTTTGTTAGTATCAAAATCAAAATGGTCATGTAACTGTGAGCATTCTTCATCGTAGTGGATTATTAAATCTTCTATCTGATTTATAAATAATTCCATTTAATATATAATGAGATTATTTTTATAGTTAAATTACTTAATTAAATCATTTGCGAATCAAATGTGTTTTGTCAATACGAGCCGCTTTGCCACCCATGACGGCACTGTAGACACGTGCCTGTGCCCATTGCTCAGGTGACCTAATTCCTTTTCTCACACTGGTAGGATTTGTTTTAAAAGCTCCAACCCCTTTGTCAAAAATGGTTTCCAATCCTGACTTCTTGTAGCCAGTGATTTTGGAGATGTCTGCTAAACTGTGTGGAGTATCCTGCTCAAATCCATACTTTTTGTTAAACTGATTTTTGTAAGTGTAAGCCATTGTATACTAACAAAATATTTTAATCCGCAAAGTAATATGGAGATACAACTTTGGGTTTTTCAGCAATGCCTGGGGTCACTTTGAATTTGGAAGCTGAGTTTTGTTGCGTCTTAGTTTCACGTTCCTTCTTAATTGGTTTCACTGGTTCTTCTTCTGATTCAGTTGCGTCCTCATATATGATGGTCTTCTTCTTTGGTTTCTTTTTCTTTTTAACTACGATTACTTCCTCCTCGGATTCACTAGCGGATTCATATACGACCTTTGGTTCCTTCTTTTTCGGGGCGGGTTGGGAGAGAATTTTCTTCTCTTTTTTCTTAGGTGCTAGTGGCGGCGGGGGTGGTGCCTCTTCTTCAGATTCCGTTTCAGGTTCAGGTTCAGGTTCAGGAATTGTCTCCTTCTTGGGTGTAGGTGTCTTGTCCATATCTTTTTTAAGTGGACCATTAAGTTGTTCTTTTATAGCCTGTAATCGTAATTTCTTTTCGTCCTTACTGAGACCATTTTTAGCAGTGGTTTTTATTTCCAGTGCTTTGCGCATCCGCTCGGTAGCGGCTTTTTGTGCTTCACTGCGTTGTTTCTTAGGTTTAGTAAGTCCCACATCATCTATGGTGTCGTCAAGTTGGTCGTCCATCTATATATAAAGCATAAGATTTTATTTTTTCTTAATTAAACAATTGCCTAAATAATAATATAGGGGTAATATAAAATGCCAATAGTGGAGATTAAAGAAGAAGTTAACCATGATATTAAGAGCATAAAGCCTGTCAAGGAGAAGATGGATAAATATGTGAAAGATATTCCTGATGGTATATCTAGGCGTAATGGTATGATTTATTTGTTAGTTGGTAGTGGAGGCAGTGGTAAGACTAGTCTGCTTTTGAATCAGTTTAGAAAGGGTGGGTCTTACCATAAGAAGTTTCATAATTTGTATTTGTTCACACCATCTATCAGTTTCATGTCTGTTAAGAATCATCCGTTTGAAAAGCATGATAAGGTTTATCATGAACTAACAAGGGATACATTAGAAGATTTACATTCAGAGCTTAAAGAGCGTAAGGAAGATTATGATGAGGATGATGAGGATGAGATGGAATATAACTGCGTTGTGATTGATGATTTTGCCAGCAGCCTTAAGGAGAAAGATGTTCAGAAGTTGCTTAATACAATGCTTATTAAAGCCCGGCATTTGAATACCTGTTTTATTTTTACGCTACAGTCGTATATGTATTTCCCCAAAATGTTGCGAAAGCAGACGACATATGCTACCATTTTTAAACCTAAGAATCGTGAGGAGTGGAATACAGTGAATCAGGAGTTGTTACAAATGAAAGAAGAAGATGCTAGAAAGATATATGATTATGTGTTTGGTCAAGAATATTCGCATCTAGATATAGACACAATTGAGAATAAGTTGTATCGTAATTTCAATCCACTAGTAATTACTGATAGTAATAGTCTTTAGCTAATTATCTCTAGATAATATAACTAACAAATGGAACATATAGAGTCAATCCAAATCTTTTTAAATTCAAGATATGCTACTGAGACGGTGGGTGATAACATCGCAAACAGTATTTATTATTTGCCTGTGATTGAAATACCAGATGGTCATCATATCTATCTGTCTTTACAAAATGCTACTATCCCCTACAGTTTCTATAGTATCAGCAGTTTCGATAACACATTCATCTTTGGACTGGTCGGTGACCCACCAACAACATATTATGTTCAGCCCGGTAATTATAATATAACCCAACTTATAGGGGTAATCCAAACAGCAATGGGCGCATCTTATACAATAACGTATAGCAGTATAACCAGCAAACTCTTGATTACTCATGCGACAAGTAACTTTATAATATATGCCTCTACAATAAATCATGCTTTGGGATTTAGCAAAACTACCAATACTACGAGTGCTGCTAATCTTTTGTATAGTCGTGATTGTGTCAATGTGAATCAGATTCGTGCCCTTAATATTGAAATCAACTTCCCTACATATAATGTGAATATAGCTCAGGCGTATAATCAGAATATTTTAGCGACAATTCCAGTTTATGTTGCGCCGTTTAGTATAATCACCTATACAAATAATAACAACTTTAGAACAAATTTGTATGTCAATAAATTAGACCAAATTCAGATTCGGATTTTGGATAATGAAAATAGGCTTGTTGATATGAACGGGGTGCAATACCAAATGACGCTTCAATTGGATTGTGTCAAATTCACGGATTAAAATAGCCTTTAGAAGAATAAAATATTGTTATAGATTATAAATGATTGGTTATAAACAGCCTTTAGGTAAATCTATGATGGGGTTTAAAATGCCCCTTGGCAAAAGTCGCATCGGTTCAAAGGTGCCGCTAATAATGAGACCTACTATGAGAAATGTTGAGGAAGCTTTAACAAGAAAAGTTTCGGCAGGTTTAGAGAGAAATGTTTTGAAGCGATAAATTAGGGGTTTAGTCCGCCTCCCAATTTTATTTAGCAAAATAATGAATTAATTACAATTAACTCATTATTTATTTTCTGAACTATTATTATAATGATTCCAGCGAATTTAAAGTTTCAGTCTAAAGTTGAGTCTGCTCCTGCCCGTAGATATTTAACCCAAATCCAACCTCAGGGTGGAACGGGAACTTATAATCCCGGTGACACAATTACCATCAATATCCCCACCAGAGCTAATACTGCTCTCATCCCCTCTGAGTCATACTTAAGAGGTAACTTTAACTTGATAGCTTCTGGTGCTGCTACTAGTTCCTGCTTAGAGTCTTGTGGTTGGCACCAGTTCATCCAGAGAATCCGTGTGTTCCATGGTTCCAATTTGTTAGAGGATATTGATAACTATGGTCAGCTTGCTAAGATATTATATGATTACCAAGCACCTGAAGATGCTGTTAAGGGTCGCTTTTCTGTTACCTCAGGAACCAACGAGGATTTTAGTGTTGTATCAAATACCGCCGCGGCTTATACTCAAAACGCTCTTTTGAATTCTCGTTCTGTCAACAGAGGTCGTGCTACTGGTGCTCTTGCTGCTGCCACTACTACTTTTGCCTTTGCTATCAACTTGGTTTCCATGGTTGGTGCTTTAGCAGGTGAGAAATACTTGCCTTTGTGGGAGATGACTGCTGCTCCTCTCCGTGTTGAGATAGTTTTACAATCATCCCTCATTAGAAGTATGATGGTTGAAGGTGGTAGTGGTCTTAACTTTACTGCCACAGCCATAAATTATGCTGGAGAATTCTTGGAGCTCCCTGATTCCGCTGTTTCTGCCATTAAGGCTGGTTCTTCCAGCCCAATGCAAATGGTTCTCCCTTCTTACCGCTCATATACTAACAGTGCGGCTGTTCCTGCCACCACTGCTACACAGGTGTCGTTCCCCATCCCTGCTAAGTTTAGTTCCCTCAAGAACATCTTTGTTGCTTCAAGAACCACTGCTGGTTTGGCGGCGCAATACCCTTCGTCCCATTGTGCTTTCGGTGTAGGAAGTAGTAACTCTATCGGTTATCAATTTAGGGTGGGTTCGGAAATTTTGCCTTCTTCCAGTCCTACATCTTTCCCTGAAATCTATAATGAGGCAGTTAAGTGCTTTGGTTCCCTTGCTGATTTACAGCTCCAGCCATCTATTGATAATACTGCTTTCACACTCAATGCTCCCAACACAGTTTCTGGTTTGGTAGAGGCATCCACTAAGGATTCCGGTTCTTTCTTGATTGGCATTGACATGGAGATATACCAGAATGCTGATAAGGCGTCCATATTTAGCGGCACTAATTCGAACACATCTGATATCTTCAGCATCATCAACTATTACAGTGCTGGTGCCATCACTGTCCTCCAGAC